GGAATACAATACAATTTACGTGGGAGAATACAAATATTGATTATTATGTGATTATCAATAAACCATCTTCCAATGAATATTATGAACCAAGTAAAACAATCGTATTTCAAATGGAACCATGGTGTTATGATGCATCGCAAAAATGGGGAGTTAAAACATGGGGGGAATGGGCGGAACCAGATGAAACGAAATTTTTACAAGTACGTAGCCATAAAAAATATTATAATAATGGCTTCTGGCAACTAAAAAGCACATATAATGAACTAAAAAGTTTAAAGTTATCTAAAGATAATCATAACATCATATCTACAATTTGTACTTCAAAATATTTTGACCCAGGGCATATTAAACGCATCGATTTTTTAAAATATATGGAAAAACAAAATGACCCAAGTGTTGTCTTTCATTTGTATAATGAAGATAATCATTTTAATTTTAAAAATTATATGGGGAAGGCGCGTCCAGATATAGATAAAGAAGTTGGAATAATGAATTACAAGTATTACTTTATGTGTGAAAATAACCAAGAATATAATTTTATGACAGAAAAAATATGGGAACCCTTATTGTGTAATTGTTTGTGCTTTTATTGGGGATGTCCGAATTTATCCGATTATATTAATCCATTGGCATATATTGAATTAGATATGAATGATTTTGAAAAATCGTTTAAAATTGTGAAACATGCAATCGAAAATAATTTATGGGAAGAACGACTACCAATTATTCATACAGAGAGACAAAAAGTGTTAGATTATTATAATTTTTGTCCTACCGTTGAAAGAATATTATTACCAAATAATAATTATGAACATCCTGTAAAAACATACACGCATGCTAAAATAGAATCAAATAAAGAATTAAATACAATAACAAATGCTAATAAGGTTATAACACCTATATCTATATCATCATTAGTTGGACCACCTAATTAAATATAAATTTAAATTGGATAACTATATTATATTCAAGAAACCTATCAAATCCAAATAGCCGTAATCATTGGTCGGGAAATTTTTGGTGGGCAACATCAAATCATATCAAACGATTGGATATTACTAAAATCCGTATAAACCAGATAAATATGTGATTACTTAATTACTATATGCGAAAATATAATTTAAGTTACCCAAACTATGTGTTAGTGTATAATTGTTTTCAGTTAATAAATTACATATTTTAATGTACTCTGAATCAAATATTTCAATTAAAATAATAGGTTTATGTTTTTCTAAAAACATTTTTGCGCCTTGTAAAACTAAATATTCGAATCCTTCTACATCTATTTTAATGACACTAACTTTATTTGTGAATATATTACAAATACTATCTAATGATATTGCAGAATAAAAAACGTTTGACTTTTTAATAAACCCTGAAGATGTCATATGGTGATAATGATATGTATTCGTATCATTGCCACTATATGTCGTGTCAATAATATTACACCCATTATTATATTCATTTGTACTCATACTACATAATTGTTGTTTATCTGACAATGCAAAATTATAAATATTTATATCTTCGTGTGAAATAGTATTATGTTTTAATGATAAAAATGTTTCATCATTACATTCAATACAGTGTGATTTACGGATTTTTTTATTTTTAGAAAGCAATAATAATTTAACACCTAGTGTAATTAATCCTATATTTGCACCTATATCAATAAAATCAGTTCCGTCTACAATTAAATTAGAAATATATTCGCATATATCTGCCTCCCATAATTGATCCTGTAAAATAGAATGTTTAAATATATAATCAATATTGGTTTTAATTGATTGTCTATATACATTTGAATGAATAATTAAACTCATATTATTGTTTAATTATTTATGTTTAATTATTTATGTTTAATTATTAATTGTTTATAATTTAAATAATATATTATAATAATATATTATATGGCATCTACACGCAATATTAATACTCCTGTCAATTATCGTTTAGAAGAACATAAATATAAAACTGCACGAAATCATGTATTATACGAAAATTCCGCATGCGGGTCAGCATATGATACAAGATTGGCTGGTAATGGTTTAAACCCTGGAAATATGCCTTGGAATAAACTATCTACAAATAGTTCAGACATAGAATCTTTTTTATTTGGAATTAATTCGTCAAATTTAGTAAATCCTGCGGAACCATTAAAACCGGAACTAACAAGTTTATCATCCTTTAATGTATTTGAAAAAGGACCAATTTACATGCCAGACCCGTTTGTTGTGGATAAATATCAAAGACCTTTGGCACCATAAATATTGTAGTTGTATTAATTATTTAAGAAATGATTTATATAATTGAAATATAGCGTAATAAATATATGAATAATATACAAATAAATATTATTCATGGATAACATTCATATTCACATCAATCATTTAATAGATAAACTATACATTTCATCTAACCCGGTTCAACATCTAGATATAGTATTTGAAGGCGGGTTATTTAATGGTAGTTATTTATTAGGAATACTATATTATTTAAATGAACTGGAGAAAAAACGATATATTTTAATTGACAGATTTTCTGCATGTAGTGTAGGTTCTATCATTACATTGCTGTATTATTCAAAAGCATATCATTTAACAGATATTATATATAAAATTACTTATTCTCATTTTAAAAAATGTTTAAATATCAATATTTTTGGAAAACTTTTCAAGAAAATACGTCCGTTTTTAACAGACGAAATCATGCAAAAAATAAATGGGAATTTATACATTACATATTATAACATTAAAACAAACACACAAATTATTAAAAACACGTATTCGAATGTAGACGATTTATTCGATACAATTCATAAATCTTGTTTTTTCCCGTATATCGTTGATAAATCATTTGTATACAAAAATAAATATGTAGATGGGTTTCACCCGTATATATTTCCAGAATCAACAACACCCAATAAAAAAATATTATATTTAAACATCCACACAATAGATAAAATGTTTAATATGTTTTCAATAAAACATGAACCCCACAATTATAATAGGATTTTAGAAGGTATCATCGACATTCACATTTTTTTCATGAATAATAATTCTACTTCAATATGCAGTTATGTAAATGATTGGACTATTATTGAAACTATGCAAAATTATATGTATGTTTTCATTTTAAAATTAATACCATATTTTATGCATAATATGTATTTATTAAATAAAATAGTTGAATCTATTTGTTATAATGATTCAAGTAACAAAATAACAACAGACAATAATATTAATATATATTATAAGATACCACATATTATTTATTTATTTATTATTAAGCGTTTTTGTATTTAAACATCCTTGAATTTTAAAAAATGGAAAGGATCTTTTGTATGTTTTTTATTTTTTTTTGTTTTCTTTTCTTTTTGTCTTTGTGTTTGTGTTTTTGTTGTGTTTGTTGTTTTTTTGGTTGCTTTGTTATAGAGTTTGCCTTTGGTTTTGTCTTTATTAGGAATATCGTTTGGTCTATAACGTAAAAAATATTCTTCATATTCTGGGTGATCTTTGTTATTTTTTAATTCTTTATATTTTGCGGCTTTTTCGGCTCGCATTTCTTCTACTGTTTCTTGATGACCTATACAATTTAAACTAAAACGTTTCAAAAGCCCCTTTTGTTCTAAACGATTACGTTGTTGGACGTCGAATAAATAACTAGCCATACACAAAATCCTCTCTTTATGATAATATTTACGATTTGCATATAAAAAAGCCAAATAAAAACTCAACATCGTATCAATTGTGGCGATTTTAATAGTTTCGCCATTTTCTTTAATTATATTATAGCTATGACATGCCAATGGTTCATAAATAAAACATAGTGTATCATTATTAACAATTATTTCATAATTTGCCGAAATAATTTCGCCTACAGCATCATGACGAATAATTTTAACTCTTTTTATTTTTAAATCTTGTAATCGTTCTTTTATAATTTCAGCTGTTATTTTTGGTTCTTCTGTTAATACATCAAAATCAGGGATTTGCTTTATATTTTTTTGAAATTTAAATGGCATATATTTTGAGTATTTGGATAACGCATATCCTCCAAAAAACACAACCCCTTGGTCGATTAATGTATTACGCACATTATTATAAATTAGTTCAGATTGTTCCATATTTTCCATATTTCGTTGAAAATCAATATTCTCACAATGTTCCGATACTAACGGGTAATTTTTATTCAATAAAGATAATCGTTTTAATACCTTTTCCCATCTACTTATATCACCTGCTGGACGCGATAATTCAAGATACATACTCATACGCAAATAATTTGCAGGTGGGTATAAAATACCTGCTACACGTATAGATTCTTTTTTTAAAGCCATAAACAATTCTTTTGGAATATAAGTAATATCCGCAATTGGAATAAAATTCACAAACACTTTATATGTACCGTGATGTTGTCCGGATTTGCCTTCGACTTCTTCAAACCCGTTATTCGCAAATATATTGCATAATTCTTTTGTATCATTTAACGCATTGTGCGAAAAAAAATCATAATCAGGTATTTCAAGATCTTTGTTATAAAACTGGTCTTTCTTTGGTAAAATATTATTAATGGCTGTTCCACCATAACAAATTAGTTTTTTAAGTTTTATAAAATTTTCAACGATACTAATCATTTTTTTGATTTCTTCTGAATTAGCCGTTTTTTCGCCTTGTTTTATTTCGGCTTTATCAACAGCAGCTCTTAATATTGCCAATTCGCAATCTTGAAAATTCAAATCCGCGCATATATTTTTATCTTTCATATAATAAAAATATATTATATTTTACAAATTATTTTTCATATATCCAATCCAATATTTTAAAGTTAATTTATCATAATTAAAAATTCTATTTTTAAAATCTTGAATTGTATCCATTAATAATTTCTGTGTGACATCTTTCCACTGATTTACTATTAACACAGGTAAATCTATATATAAGCTATCAATACCAGATGTTTTTACTATAGGGATGCATCCTAACACTAATGCTTCCCATGTTCTATAACAATCTAAACCGTTACCAAGAGGCGATAAAACAAACGCATAATTTATTTGTTTTAACCAAGATGATTTTCTATCAATTCTAGATGGTTCTAAATATAATATTTCACAAGGTATATTATTAATTGCGTCTATTCTATCATACCCGTATCTTGTTGTTGTTGCAAAATGACAATTTGAATATATTTTACATTCTCTTTTTGAAAAATAAGTAGCTGACCTTTTTATATTTATTAATTCATATTCTTGTTCTATGGGAGTTTTCGTTGTTCCACAATAACTACTATGAAAATCTATACCGATAGGTAATATAGTTATCTTAGGATGAACGTAAATACAATTTTCTGCATACCAATGAATTACATTTTCATTATTTAATATCTTTAAAAAATCATTTATATTGGCAAATCTATCAATAGGAACAGTGTAATCACTGGATCCAGTTACTAAAATAAATTTACATTTTATCTCAGATATTCTATGTGAAAACAAATTAATTATGTCTGTTTTTATGTATAAAATATCATTTTGTTTTAAATCGTTAAAATTATAATCATTTAAATTATCAGAATTTATTAAACTAGACATGTCACATGATTTTCTTATTCCTTGCGAATCAAGGTAATGACAATTATTTTCTTCCATTTCTATCTAAAATATAATATATTATTTAATTTCTTTTTAAGATAAATGCATAACCCGCATCGTCGAAAAACTTATTATTTTTCTCTAAATATTTATCTGATCGTTGATAACACATAGCAAACATATTACATTTTGTATTTTGTAAAACCGTAATGTCTGGATTTGAAGGGGTCGTATTTTTATCAGGAATGCAAATAGTCATGTTTTTTTTATTATGGTTTGTTAGTTCATTATGATCTCCATACTTAATATCATAAAAATGTAATAAACGCATGTTGGCGGAGTTGCTTGTCATATTTATAAATTCACATAAGGTTGTACTTTCTTCAAACGTTTTGTTAGTTTCATCTACCATAATAATAATTTTTCCCATTAATTCAGATAGTTTCGTGTTGGATAAATTTGTATTTGTATATTTATAATTTGCGCCAATTAAAAAGCGTTGATATTGTGTAAATATTTTTGCTAAATTGTTATACATGTTGATATTATTACTTTTAAATCGCAAATGGATAATGATTGGATCATTTGAATTCGCGCAATATTGTGTTGTAAATGCATTGTTTGTTATCATATGCATTGCTTGATGGAAGGGGATAGAATTATACGTATCTTTAGTATAATAATTCGTTGACATGGAAGTTGCGATAACTGGTTTATCATCGATTGAAAAAATTTCAAAATCAAGACCACGAACACCTTGCTTTAATATATTTGTCAAAGAACATAATCCAACAAAATCATTTTTATATGAGCCTAAACTACAACAATTATATGCTGTTTTTATATAATATTGATTTAACGTAGTATCATTCGGTATAACGGAGCGTATTTTACCATTTATACCAGGGTATAAAGTATCCATTGCGGAGCATTGACGACTTTGTAAATTCAAAACATACATAATATAAATACCCGCAATCACAAGTATAAATGCAATAAATACAGTGATTATAACTACTATAACATAATCATCTACATCTTTAAAATTTCCAAATTGCATATATATATAAATGGAATAAAAAACAAACAATAAACAAATGAAAATAGTTAAATAATATTTAATATATACATATAAAATGCCTGGTGGTTTAATGAATTTAGTGTCTTACGGACAACAAAATATAATTCTAAATGGGAATCCATCCAAAACATTTTTTAAAACCACATACGCTCAATATACAAACTTTGGACTTCAAAAGTTTAGAGTAGATTTTGAAGGCACCAGAACGTTGCGTTTAACCGAAGGATCATCGTTTTCATTTAAAATACCTAGATATGCGGATTTACTTATGGATACTTATTTGTCATTTGAATTGCCGCATATTTGGAGCCCTATTTACCACAATACAGATTTATCTTTAAATATTCCTTATGAATTTCGATGGATAGATAATTTAGGTGCCAAAATGATTTCTAAAATTTCAATTACTTGCGGAAATCAAACACTTCAGGAATTTTCAGGCGATTATTTGTTAGCGATGGTCCAGCGCGATTATTCGTCAGAAAAAAAAGATTTGTTCGATAAAATGGTTGGAAATGTGAACGAATTAAATGATCCAGCTAATTTTGGAAATCGAAATGGAAATTATCCGAATGCAGTATATACAACTAATCCTGTAGGCGCTGAACCATCTATACGCGGAAAAATATTATATATACCATTAAATTCGTGGTTTATGTTAAAAAGTCAAATGGCTTTCCCATTAACGGCTCTTCAATACAATGAATTATATATTACTATTAAATTGAGACCAATTAATGAGTTGTTTCGTATAAGAGATGTGAAAGATTCAACCAATAATTATCCATTTATTGCGCCAAATTTCAATTCCCCTCACATGCAATTTTACCGATTTTTACAAATACCTCCAGCAGAAAAAATAACAGATGACACGAGCGTATATTTAGACACAAGAACATTATGGAATACAGACATCCACTTAAATTGCACGTATTGTTTTTTATCAAATGACGAAGTTAAATTGTTTGCACTACAAGAACAAAAATATTTATTTAGACAAGTACATGAAACCAAATTTTTTAATATAACCGGTACAAATAAAGTAGATTTGAAATCTATTGGAATGATTGCAAGTGATTTATTTTATTTCCAGAGAAGTGATGTTAATCTACGCAACGAATGGAGCAATTATACCAATTGGGAATACAATTATTTACCATCCGATATTGTTTCCACTCCAATACCAAACGCAGTAGATCCTTCAACAAATTTATATAGTTCTGGAAATTATTATGTCGGAAATATAAAGAATATTTTAGTGAATATGGGAATATTGTTAGATGGTTCTTATCGCGAAAACGAACAACCAGTTGGTATTTATAATTTAATTGAAAAATATGTTAGAACACATGGGAATGCTCCTGATGGCTTATATTGTTATAATTATTGTTTAAACACCACCCCATATGAAATCCAACCGTCTGGGGCAATTAATATGAATCGATTTAATCAAGTTGAGTTGGAATTTACGACTATTACTCCACCTTTAGATCCTAACGCACAAACCACTACAATATGCGACGGTAATGGCACAGTAATTGGTATAAATAAATCCACTTGGAGAATTTACAACTATAATTATGATTTATATGTGTTTGAAGAACGAATTAATTTAGTTACATTTGTTGGTGGAAATTGCGGATTAATGTACGCCACTTAAGGAATGTTATTTTATATATGTATTATAAGATAGTATGTCAGAATCAACAACATTAGAAGAAAAAAAGAATAACAAAAATAATTCTAATAAAATAAATTGGGTCTCGTTTGGACTAAATTTTGCATCTAGTTTATTTTATTTAACTGGTGGAATTATTGTAATAAGTTCCGTTTCATTATATACAGCATTAGTAGCAGAATCTAACATTTTATCTATTTTACCAGATAATAAAATATCAAAACACGATATATTTACAAATATAACTAAAATATATACTGGTTTTCCGCCTTCTATAAAAAATATATATAAAACACCTTTAACAGTGGATGCAGACAATAATGATTTTATAAAGTCAAATTCTATATTGGATAAATTGTTAGATACAGATTTTCAATTAGTTCATTATTTACAAGAAATTATATTTAGCATGATTAATAAAAATTATTCGATTATAAATATTTTATATGGTTTGGCGTATAAATTACCTGAAAGTTTAGTATTTTGTGTATCCATGTATATATCGCCTTTAATTTGGTTTTTAATGTTTTTCGTAAATATCGGATTAGCTGCTTTTTATCATTTATATCACATAGGTGATTATTTTAATACAAAATCTGGTAACGGTAAAGACGCTAAATGGAATGGGTTTAAAAGTTATTATAGTGTTTTCAGTTGGTTTTATATAATTATGTATGCATTTTTTGCAATGTTACCATGTATCATGTCAGTATTGCCAATTGTAGTAATGTTATATAGTTTTTTGTCACCTTTGTGGGTGGAGATGACTAACAAAAACACAAATAAATCGTTTGGGTTTATTGATTTTTTAAAAGATATGTTATCATATAAACGTCAAGTGATAATGTGGTTAGTATCATTTATATTATTAAAAGCGGTTTACATAAACATGGGAGTATATAATACAATGACTTGTTTTGTAGCAATTGTTGGTTTAGCTTTATTTACTAGTATATACAGCCAATATATTCCACCATGTATAACAAAACGTAAATAAATATTTATACAAGTCTACGTCAAACAATTTAAATATTATTAATTATGAAATATATTATAATGAATAATAAAAAGAAAAACGCAAAGTTACCATTTGTTAGTATATGCACTCCAACATTCAATCGTAGACCATTTATTCCATATATGATTAAGTGTTTCGAGCATCAAACATATCCAAAAGACAAAATGGAATGGATCATTATTGATGACGGTTCAGATAAAATAGAAGATCTAGTAAAGCATATTCCTAACGTGAAATATTTTAAATATGATACGAAAATGACATTAGGTAAAAAAAGAAACACGATGCATCATAAATCATCAGGTGAAATTATTGTATATATGGACGACGACGATTATTATCCTCCTGAGCGTGTATCTCATGCAGTAGAAACATTACAACAAAACCCCAAGGCTTTATGTGCGGGTACAAGTGAAATGCATTGTTATTTTAAACACATCCAAAAACTTTATCAATTTGGTCCATATGGTCCAAACCATTCAACTGCGGCAACATTCGCATTTCGCCGCGAATTATTAAGCCAAACTAAATACGACGACACCGCGTGTTTAGCGGAAGAAAAAAAATTTTTAAAAAATTATACAATTCCGTTCGTGCAATTGGATCCAACCAAATCTATATTGGTTATTTCTCATAATCATAATTCTTTTGATAAAAAACATATTTTAAATGAACCAAATGAATATGTGAATGAATCTACTAAACAAGTGAGTGATTTTATGAGAGAGCCTGAATTAATTAAATTTTACATGGAAGATGTGGATAGTATATTAGATTTATATGAACCAGGGCTTCCCGTGCATAAACAAGATGTAATTACACAAACGACTAAACTTAAAGAAGAACGCGAACAAATGATGAAAGATCATCAGAATTCTATATTATTTAAAATGGAGTTGCAAATGCAGGAACAAATGAAAACATATGCTGATAATATGGCAAGACATTATGACAAAATAGTGGCGGATAAAACATTGTTAATTAATGAGGTGCTTAGAAGAAATAAAGAATTAATGGCAAAAAATGCGGAATGTGAGAGACGAATATTGGAATTAGAAACGAAATTAAGTAACTAAACTACTTAAAAAGATTTTATATAAAATATATAAAAATGTATGAAGACGATTTATATTCACCTGTAATGGCAAACGATTATGAAGTTGTTGCGGCAAAAACAAAAAAGGCTATCAACGAGTTTAAAACAAAAGACCCAAGATTTCATAGTTCAGAACGCCCATTTAATAATGAATGGAAGGGGAAATATTATGAAACAATTAAAGTTACATATTACGGTTCTGGAAGTATAGGTGCGAGAATTCGAGATGCGGTAACTGGCGAATATAAAAATGATTTTGTTGGAAAACTAGACGAGAATAAATATTTTAAAGTATCTCGTTCTACTGGTGAACATGCAAATGGCCCTGTTACTTTATTTTATTCTTCGCCAGAAGAGTATGAAAATCATCAATTTCAAGTAGTGGATCAACATGTGAAAGATAGGTGGTATTCAAATCGTAATTAATCATAGATTATATTTTTCTCGTATGACAT